AAGAGGCTATTAAAATACCATTAGATGACCCTAGACAATATGATATTATCTATGGAAGTCTGGACGATTTGATAAAAGTGAAGGGTGAGTGGGTAATTACTGATAAGAAAACAACGGGGAGCATTGATTACTTCAGCAAGGCTAGGTCAAAACCTAGTGAAAGCCATATTGACCAAATCAATAGGTATAGGGTTTTACTAAAGAAATGCTATAATATAGACGCAGAACGTGGTGCTGTAATATACATTTCCAATAAGGTGGAGTCTGATAAGAGAGACAAACCAGTGGTTATGTCATTCAAATTAGACCCAACAGAAGAGACTCTTGTGGATATGATCAAGAAAGCAAGAGAGATCAAAGAGTCCATGACCAAAGGTACTTTACCAGAAAGAACAAAGTGTTTTCTCTGTGACGGTATGTGTCCATATGCAACAAAATGCTTCGGTGATAATAGGAGCAAGTGGAATGGCAAAGAGTGAAGAGGTAAGAGTTAAATATGTATCACCAGAGTGTAAGACGCATAGTCACTACACATGCCCTGTAAAAAGGCTGTCAATAAAATGTGACTGTTTATGTCATAAGCTGATTGGAGAATGAAGATATACTTTCATGCAAATAATAAGGCGACATTAAGATCGTTGCAAGAATGTGGTGTGAAAAATGTGCTTGTTTCTCACAAGTATTCATATGCNAATATAGATAGTTTTACAAACTGTTTCGAAAACATATTTGTGGTGGCTGGAACTGATGATGATCCAGATAAATACCATGAATTTCTAAAGGATAATAAGGATAAATATAGTCATGCAGCACAATATTATGTTCCTGATAATATGAGTAGGACTATTGATTTTTGGAATGAAGAGGTCTCTAAACGTTTAAATACCATACCAGTATTACAGGAAGACTTTACAAAACACCTTTCTCAACTAAACCTTCCAGCAGGATCTCATATCTGTGTGGGAAAGATGAAGGGTAGATTAGACACTGAAGAATCTATTAGAAAATTGCCTACCAATAACAAGTATCATGGTCTCGGCAAAGGTAAATACATAACAAAAGACTTCTTTGATAGTATAGATACAAGCCTATGGATTTCAGCAGCAATGTCTAAAAAGTGTGAGATGTGGGGTGATAATTCTGGCATACCTATGAAATTTAGTGATAATATTAAGACGTTTGAACCAATTCTTGAGCATTATTGTAACAAATACAAGGATAATATGGAGATTGCTGGTATAAATATGCATGGTGTAAAGGTAAGACATTACTACACAATGCTAAAACTACCAATGGTTCTATACTACATGCCTCTATGTAAGCATTTAAAATGCTATTCAGATAACTTTATTAAGTAAGAGGTATAACTGTTATATAATGGGAGACGATCTGTTTAAAATCAAGCCTATAGGTGGAAAGAATATAATAGTAGAAGACAAAAGGAAGACTATATCTCCGTTTAATTCTGCTAAACATTTCAAGGACGCAAACATACCTGCATATTGTGACCAATGTATTTACAGGTCTATAGATGCAGGTGGTAATGGTAAGTGTCCAAAGTATGAAAAGGCTGCAGTATGTTCGATTAGAGATGACTATATTAAAATTATTAACATGTTGGATACCAGAAAGCCAGATGATGTTAAGGCTATGCTTGATATGATAGCAAAAATATCATTTGAGAATGTACTTATGGCATTAACTCAGGCGAAAATGGACGGGAATGTACCTGATAGGAATACAAAGAGTGAGATTAATACATTATTATCAGTAATAAAATCAATTAATGATTTGAATACCAAGGTAGTTGTAACACAGCAGACAGAACTTGACCAAAAAACTGGTGATATATCATCTATCTTTAAACAGATAAAGGCTCAAGGAGTATTGAAAGAAGATGGATAGTGGACTATTTCAGTGGTTTCTATGTGGCTGTTATTTAGTAGGTGGAATATCAATAGGTTACTGGTTTAATGAGTGGAAGCAGAGAAGAAATGATAGTAAAACTGGAACTGGACGATGGGATTATAAGGGTCATCACCCTGACACAGATGATGGGGGTTATTTTAAATAATGCCTAGAACAGATCTACAAACACTGCAGGAGAGAAAGGACTTTTTGCAGACAATATCAGAATGTGCAGAGACCCCAAGTAAATTCAGTGAAATATTCTTAGACCATGATGTATTTGATTATAATAAGAAATATGTGGACTGCAAAGACAGGTTCATTGTGTATCGCTCTGGAAGACAGGTGGGTAAAACCATGTCTACAGCAGTAAAGGCAATACACTTTGCTTTCTTTGCACCATTAATGTTAAAGACAGTTAAACATGAATGTACAATAGTAATAGCAGCACCTACACAAAATCAGGCTGGTATCATGTTCGACAGGATTAGAAGTCTCATAGTTAATAACAAGTTTCTAAAGGGGTACGTAGTAAGAAACACACAGACAGAGATGTGGGTTAATTTCCTAGACAATACTGGTATGAGTAAGATTGTAACTCGTGCAACTGGTGAACACGGAACTACACTCAGAGGTTATTCACCTCATTGTATTATTGCAGACGAATGTTCTTTCATTAAGACAGATATACTCAGGGCATTCTTGCCTTCAGGTATGGCAACACTTGCAAGAGTGTGGCTAACAAGTACACCATTCAGCAAGTCGGGCTATTTTTTTGAGGCATGTCAGAATTCCAAACTAAAAAACCCAGACGGATTATGGACAGAGTTTCATGTAAAGTCTACTGATAACCCATTAGTTAGGGAAGACCCTACATTCTTAGAGGAAATAAAGAGATTAACAAAAGAGGAATATGTACAAGAAGTTGAGGGAGAGTTCCTAGATATTGGTAATGCACTTATACCTAACAGTCTTCTTAGAGAAGCAGTACGTGATAAAAAACCAGATGGTAAAGTAAGTTATTATATGGGGGTTGATGTTGCTCGTAGTGGAAGAGATGAAACTGTATTCACAGTCATTGGTGTAGACGAAAATGATGAGGTATATGTTGAAGATGTTTCTGCTGAAAAACAGTCTAATGTAGTAGACGTATGTGGTAGGATAGGTGAAATGGTTAGAGATTATAGATTAGAAACAGTATTCATAGACGAAACTGGTTTAGGTGGTGGTCTAATTGACTTGGCAAGGGAGCAAGATATACCTGCCAGAGGGGTTGTTTTTACACTACAAGAGAAAGCTTCTATGTATAAAAACTTGAGATTATTGTTTGAAAACCACAAAATAACACTGAGAAAGGTGGATAAAATGGTGTATCAACTGTCATATTTAACAAGAGAGTATACTGAGGGAGGTATAATGAAGATAAAGTCTGAAGAGCATGATGACTATCCAGATAGTTTGGTTCTAGCATGTAGGGCAGTAACATCTGGTAACCAATGGCACGTACTTGATGTAGGTAAGAACTTACAGAAGGCTCTATTTGGTTAACTTTAAATACTCTTAGATGGTAACTCTTATATGGCTATAACACATGCTGACAGCAAGACGGATAATATTCCTCCAGAAATAGAAGTAGATAGCAAAATAGTGGAAGAGATAAAGAAGCCTGTTACTAATAACACTAAAGAAGAGGTAGTTTTAGAGAAGGCAGACAGACCATTAGATTTATGGGAATCTTTCCTATTAAGAAGAAAAATGCAGGGTGCTGGAGATGCTAGATATGGCAACGTGCATGAGACAGGAATGGAACAAAACCCTGTAGATGACGATTTTTGCTTATGTACTACAACATCAGAATCAGATAAAACTTATATAGGAAAACCAACAAAAGAGAACAATGAAGATGACAAATAGTAACAAGATAACTAACACCAAGGTAGGAGACGATATTCATTTTTACGTAAATGGTAGCGAAGACCGTGGTATAGTAGTTAAAATGAACAATGAGTATGTTACAGTTTTTAAAGAGTCAACACAGGAATATGACGATATTCACATAAATGATACCTTTTTTATCAAAGATATTTTAGTTAACAAAGAGTGGGATAAAATGGACGATGATGAAAGATATGACGCACTCAAGAAGATTCATGCACCATCACCAAGATTCATAATGAAGAGTTGGTATGAATTACCAAAAGAGATTAAAGAATTATTAACAAAAAACAATGCTATTGAAACAGCACATAAGGAAGGCAAAGATGATGACATGAAT